TGTCAGGGCCGAGCAAGCAATTCAACGTAATCTCAGACTGATTCGTGGTCATGCCAACCTTGAATCTTACCAAGCTCGACTTCAACGTAACAGAGAATTTCTATTGTGGGAATTTCCACAGCAAATGGAACGTGATTTTCAAACACAGGCTCACGCTTTAGCAGATCGCTTATTGCCTAGCTATACCGCGTAAAAACTTTTCCACATCGCCATACAAGGCAAACAAACTGGCTTCTTTGCCACCGTAGATGTAGATTTCAGGCGACTTGCCCTGTGTTAGATAATAAGGACAGGTCATCTTGCGATCCAGTGTCAACAGCGTACTGGCCTTAGCGTGTATGCTTGGTGGCAGTTGAAACTTGTGTCCTTCAATCTCAGCAAGACTAAAAATAAAAAAGCCTTCGTGACTTAGACGAAGACCTGCATCCTCTCGGGGGTTTTTCCACCACTCTGCTAGTGCTTCTTCTAGACTAGGCTTGTGTGTGCCTTTGCAAACTTCTAGTACCGCACAAGTGATAGTTTCTTTAATGGCCATTGGGGTATACCTGCGCCCCTTGTGTTAGCAACACCACTGTGAATTTTTCCGTCTTAAACTGAATGTTAAGTTTGCGAGCCAGATTGATTGCGTGGCCAGGGTTTGAAAAACTAACCTTTTTGTACTTGGGTCCAGGATACTGTGTCAGCATGTTGGATGTCTTAAGGTTAATTGGTTTGTTGTCGTAGAACACAGCCCACACTCCCTCCGACGCCAGCACTTGCTCGGTCTTATAAGTTTGTTTATTGGTATGCTCAACTAGCACACTAGGTTTGGGTCTACTCATCATTAAACTCCTACATTTATTTATCTAAAAACATAGCAGTTAAAATGTTCCGCCAGTGAGTTCTATTTTGATTACTTCGTCTCGATCAGCATTTTGTCGTTCACGTAGTGTCTCAACAACCAACAATAACTTGGTGATATCGCTATGTAAATCTTTGGCATCTTTGAGGCTCATAGAAACATCGCGACCTCCACGACTTTCCTGCGCTTTGATTAGATCTATAAATCGGTTGATATGTATACTCATTGTTTGTTTCTTTCTGCCACAGCGGCATGATATCTGGACCAAAAACTATGATAAATCTCGTTGTCTTGGGCACTTATAGTGTTCATCCATTGAACATGAATTTCTTGGCTGCGCCATTTTATAGTGGCATTTTTAGGGTCAGGGGTATGTACTTCAGCATCACCCGCGGCCACTGCCGCATGTACAGCCGCTTCATGAATATCGTGTTGGCGCCACCATTCTTCCTGCTCAGCATCGCTGAGAGTGGCTACCCATTCTTCCATGGTAAACTCACCTCGATGCACTGTGATTACTTTGTTGTAGTCAGGGTCAGCATCAAATTCAATATTGACTTGTGTACTCATTTCAACATGTCTTTCAAGCGATCGCGCCACTGAACCGCATCTTCCTCGTAATCAAAGTGCGGGCTGAGTTCTAGGTCATGGTCATGATCTTCTACCCAGACCCAGCAGTCGTTGTACTCGTCATTGATCAGTTTCAATTTCCATCTCCTGTACTATGACCTCATCTCCTGGAAAGTAAGTCACACACCAGTGCTTGCCACCTTGTACATAATCTTCTGACCACGAGTGTTGATTGTTGGTGGTTGCTGTGGGGCCAATCAAGGTCAACATGGTCAACACTTGCTCACGTTCAACACCTTCTAATGTGCGCCGAGGTGGGCCCATGACCTTGCGAAGGAACGTCTGAGCTTCCTCAGGCGTCATATCTAGCACATTAGACTTTTTTGACATAAGGTGTAAGATCAGGAGGGGTCCAACCCACAGGCTTTAGAACTTTACCATCTTCACGCTTGCGAACCTTGCCAGTTTCTTGGTCGATCTTGGCAAAGTTGGTCTTCATAACTTCTTTCCAGCCACCTTCGCCGTTGGCACCAAAGCTGTGTAGTGCACCGATAGTAACCACAAGGATGTCCAGCAATGCGTCAACGATTTCTTCATCGTCGTTGTCAGCAAGAGCAACCTTTAGTTCTTTGTGTTCTTCTTCGATCAGTGCACAGTACATGTCAAACTGTGTGCCATTGAACTCGTCAACCGACTGGTCGCAGGCTCGCATAAATTTTTCTTGATCACGAAACGGATTTGTCATTGGCTTCTTCTTTGGAGTGGAAAGGTCCCTGGTACTTGTAACGTTCAAGTACAATGAGCTTTGGATTACGCACTGGTTTCCAGTTACGATGTTGTTTGATCATGTACCAACCTGCGGCATACCATGATTTGCTTTTTTCTTCTTTGGTAAACAACGGCAAACGGTGTTTGACATCCCAGATAGGATTGAAAACTTTGCACCCAGTATTGTATCCGTGTACCTGTTGATCTCGAGGTTGACTCACCTGTTCTGCAGGAACAAACTCAATGTTCTCCCTGTTTCTCAACATGGGGATGGTTTTGTAGCTGGCAGTTTTGTTGTTGATAGTAATTTGATAACCATCATTCACAGCCTGTATGTTGCCAACCTTTTGATCATTTTGTTTGATAATCCAGTATTCTTTGTCAATTACCGGTTTAGCTATTAGTGTCATCAAGGACTCCTTTGTATGTTTCATTGAGCCAACGGCTGATAGGTTCCGCTTGCTCGCTGAGTTTGTTAAGCTCATATTTGCCACAGAACTTCATGAAGTGTGCACCTACCATGCCCACGTCTCGGTGACTTACTTGTTCGCGTATTGCTGTGTCCACACTGTGTTTGATATGTTTGGGTTGTGCAGTAAGATCGATCAGTTCGCAGTTGCGTTCGTAATCGGTTAATACCTTGTGTTCTTCGTTGTTGTGGTCAGTCCAGCGCTGAAGCATGAGGTTGTTCCATGCATAGCCTTTTTTGTTGCGGTCTTCAAAGGCTTCTGTCAGTCCCACACGATTCTTTGTGCTTTTAATAGGAGCGCCTGGGTAAGCCGAGAACACATTGTCGCCGGTATCGCCTCGCACACATTTCAAGAACAAGGCCCACTTGTGATAGTCCACAGGAGCCACAAAGTTGGCATCTGCTTTGCCAACCTTGATCTTGGAATTACTTTCGACCGAAAATGCCAACTTTTTACCTTTTGCGTCAATCACGCCATCTGTGGTGAACAAGTGATCGTTAATACCATTGTACAATTGCACATTGGGTGCAACCAGTTGCACAAAATCTGAGTCACTGCTGACAATCACATGTTCATCTTGGGGGTGTAGCGCAATCCAACGAGCAATCACATCATCTGCTTCAGCAGTGGCGCAACGGATAACGCTACAATTTGTTTTTGTAGACAAGTATTTAGTCAGATCATCATAGGTTTCCCAGAACAGCTTGTCATCTTCTGCTTCTGTTTCTGTCATTGCACTACGAGCTTCGGCGCGATTGGCTTTGTAAGGCTTGTAGTGATCTTTGCGCCAGCTTCGACCTTCCAGTGCAAATACCACGTGATCTGCACCAAAATTACGAGCCACTTTGTTTGCGCTCATCATTGTGACTTGCAGAGCAAAACCCAGCTTGGTCCATGTGTCACTTTGCCGATGTGCACTGTGACGAGCACGGAAAAACATGTTGCTGGTATCAATAAGCAGGTATTTCATTGGAATCCAATAGTTGGTTGCGTTTAATGTATTGTAACAGATATTCGCCCCAAAAGCAATGGGCATCTGGCCCAAAATGCCAACTATCTGGGTTAACCGTTTTGAATCCTTTTTCTCTTAGCACACTATTGTATGTTTGAGCAGGATCATATGGGCCAATGTAGCAGTTTTCCCAATCATAGCAATTTTGGATATCTCCAAAATGGCTGTTACCGTTGAACATCACATGCCGAATTCCCTGTGCTTTGAGTTCTTGATGAAACTGCCAAATGGTTTCGTGTGCTTGCGCAGTACACGTTTTCCAGTCAATGTTGGCAATGTATTCTTTGTAGCGTTGTTTAAAATGTTCAGGAACTTCATCTACACCGCTGGCATTTACTTGCACCCAACCATCATTGCCATCGAACCATTCTTCGCGTTCCCAGGTTGACCACTGTATTACCAAAAACAAATCTTTGACGTTTTCTTGATTCAGTAACCACTGACGAGTGGTACGAATAATACGACGGTTGCTTCCCCCTGCTTGCGCATCCAGGTATAAAATAGCACGTAACCAATTGGCAAGTTCACAGCCAAAACTCACACGTTCATTGTCGGGATGTGGTTGTTGGCCCAGCCCATAAAACAATCCGTCGTCCTGTGCCCAGGCATGAGGGTTTACCGCTTCGGCAGCGGCTGCATGGCTATCACCGTTTACATATAATATCATTAGTGTTTTTGCAATAATGGGTCACGTTCAAATATAATGGCATGTGCTGGACTTGTGTTTATTTCGTTGATCAAAATATCAGCCCAGGCCTTGTGTCCTGCAGGCTCAAAGTGCTGCCAACCTGGTGTAAGCTCTTCGTAATTGTGCTCAATACAGAACGGCACATAACATTGACGTTCGTTGTACGGGCAGAAGAAGCAACAGTGCCAATCCAGCCATTCCTTCTCGCTTTCTATCTGAAAGTGATGGAATGCATTAAAGAACAAGTGAGGAATTTTTCGTTCGTACATCCACATGTGCAAGTTATAGATCTTGTTGTGCCAGTAGTAACTCATAACTCTGTGCCAATTTGGATCCTTTTGAATGTGATTTTTCCAAAATTGGTATCTACGCCTAAATTCATTTGGAATCTGTTGACCTACATCTAACTGATTGATTTCATGGAACTGATTTTCAAAATACCATTGCTCTCGACCGTGTTCGCTCCATCCAATTACAACCAAATCTGGTGCAGGATTAGTTTGCAAATATTCCCAGGTTGACTGATAGATCAAGTCATTGCTGGCTCCGCTCACAGCAAGATTAGTAGAACTTGCTCCGTAGTAGTCAACAATGACTCCGGCCATGCCTTGCCCGCGATCATCTAATTCTTCTCCGCTCATGTTGGAGTCGCCATTAAAAAGTATATGCATTTATTCCTCGTATGCAGGGTTTGGAACATCAAGCTCGAATACATGATACCGAGGCCTTGGCGTGATAGTGGTGTCTCGGAGCATTTCCACTGTGCGTTGAAACTCGGCTTCTTGATGTGTGGCAAAAAATCCTGTGCCTAGAGTTGCCACACTGCTGCTGAAGCCAATACCACAGAATGTTAGCCCGCTTTGCCGAATCAGTGCATATATTTTGAGTGTGTTAGGTGGTTTTATGGGTTCCATTCAACAGTTCCTTTTCTGCCTCGGCTGCTGCCGCACGTTTGCGCAAACTGCTGCTGGAGAACGAGTGATCTCTGCTGTTGAACACATGTGCTATGCCTAGGCCAGTACCTTCGTTGCGTCCAGTAAAGTTGGTGTCTTCGTATTCCAGGCCCAGTATGCGTACATCAATTGGCAAGGTCAGAATCAAATCAACCAAGTCTCGCTCTGTGGTGTACACCACAATCTCGTCCACAAATCTACAGGCACTGAGTTGTATCTGTCGCTCCACAATGCTTTGTACAGGAGCATTCTTAATGCCCGGGCGGTCAACACTGGCATCAGTTTGCAGGCCTGCAATTAGATAATCGCAGTGGTTTTTGGCTTCGGCCAACATGGCAATGTGTCCAGCATGCAGCATGTCAAATTGACTGAATGTGATGCCAATCTTTTTGCCTTGGGCTTTGAGTTCTTTGATGTGATTGAATATCATGATACTTCGCTTCGTCCGTTACCAATATCTTTGCTTTGTACCCAGATGCCTGAGTTTTTAATAGCTTGCTCTTGTTCCCATGTTTCCATTACAACATGTCTGCAGACATTTTGGAACCACTGGTCTACGATGTCTGCATCTACTTTGCCTTGATATCCGGCTTTGATCAATCTAGCAACAAATATCTCGTTCCAATCTAGTTCAAACGCTCCTTGATGCAGATTAACAGGGTCAATATCCATGCCTAGCACAGCAACATAAGGTTCTCCTGCTTCTGTAGCCAATTGCTTGGCAGACTTTTCTGGAGCCTTGGTCTTTGGCTTTGATGTTGGTTCAGGCCTTGTTTGTGTGGGCTGTGGATTTACGTTGGCTTTTGAGCCAAACAAACTTTTGATCTTGTCGAACATTTATTTCCCCCAACCGTTGCCCCAGAGGTCCACGTGCAGACGCGGACTGTACCAGTAGCCTCGGCGCAGTGCCTCGTCAGCTACATTGATTCTGTTGCCATCGTACACACTGACCACACCACCCACTGGCATCACAAACACAGGGCCGGCAAAACCTGCCAAGCGATACTCATCTACTGCCTGATCCAGTTCATCAAAGTCTGCAATTTTTTCCACCACAAACTTGAGATAAGCGATGCCATGTGTTTCGTAGTCAAACACAATTTCTGGACGGATCGCTTCTTCACGTTTTTCGCCACTAACACTGAGCTTGGGACTGATACTGAATGTGATTTCACCGTGCCAGTCATCTAGATACATTCTAAACTCTCTTGACAGTTCCTGGGTACCATTGGTCTCAAACGTAATGTGCCGTAGGCCACGAGCATGCAACAAGTCCAGCAGTTCAGGATATGCTCGTTGCCAACCCAGTAGTGGCTCGCCTCCTGTGATCACCAAGTGTACAGGATTTCCATTGGGTTGTTGCCAGTTGCCGTGCGGCAACAATTCAGCCATTTTGTCTACCAGTTGTTCAGCGGTGTATGTTGGACTGAGATGCTTGAATGCAGGATGCCACGATGCATAGCTGTCGCAGCCAGTGGTCACTAACGGCAGCTCTTCAAACGTTTTGTATAGTTCCACAGTCTTGGCCACTTCGTCTGCTTCTGTACTCTTCTCGCCGGACCGGCAACCAAACCCCGAACAGGTAAAGTTACAACCAAACATGCGAAGAAACACGCTGGGAACACCAACGTATCGGCCTTCGCCTTGTGCAGAATAAAATAGTTCACTTACTTTAAATTTCATATTATAGCCTTTTTAGTGTACAATCGCTGGTTTTTGTTTTGACCAGATTTTCAGATTCTTGTGCAATTTTAACACGAACTTTTTGTTTTGTCACGCTGCCTGGTAAAACTGTATCTAACCAGACTAGATATTCTGCTGGGGTAGGATGGCCGTCTTCTCGATTAGCCCACCCATCTGGAAACAAAACTTCTCTAAAACTTGGCAACCATCCTTCAAACACATCCTTATATAGGTCAACTACGTCTGGAAAGAAACTTTTTTTGTCAGGATCCCATTGATCCATTTGCCAAGTAGTTTGATCCATACTGGTAAAATACCAATTCACACCCTTGTGTTGAAGGAATATTTTTACTGCTTTGATAAATGCAACATCTCTGATCAAATTTCCTCGCTCTGAAACTTGGTGCTTTACAAACTTTGGATTATATAGTTCGGTAGTATACATGTTTCCGTAAGTTTGCCAGCAATCAGTGTAGCGATCTTCTCGCATGACATTGGTCCAACTTACAATAACAGTATCGCCAGGCAAGAACAAATTGCGTTGGTCTGCCTCCATTACACTGTTGAAGATGTAGTGATTGCCAGCACCACCTTGACCCCAATTTTGATACTCGTCATAATGAGCACCCAAAATGTCTGCCCACGTACTCCAGCGATAGTTGGTAAAACTACAACCAAAAGTAAAAAGTCTTTGCATTAGAAATTCAACACAATATGAGATCCCATACGCCAACTACAGGATTTAGATGATCTGTAGAGTTGATCGTACAAGTTGTCATCTACACTTTTAACGTGACCTATTTCTGGCTGCTGAGCAATAGGATGCCAAAATACATAGTTGGTTATCACTAGTTTCAACCCAGATATACTGGCAATAATTGGCCAAACCTTGAGCCATTCGGTTTCTTCCAAGTGCTCAAGAGATTCTATTA